CTACATAACCTAGAATAAATACCGCTAGTTTTATAGAAAAATTCTGATATATCTCTCATCGTTTCTTCATCATTTTCATGTATTGCTCTTAATACTTCTTTTTTATCAGCTAGCCTATCATCTATCTGTTTGTAATCACCTACATTAACAATAGCATCATCTAATGTTTTTAATCCAACTTTAATTTTTGAAAAGTTTGGGTCCATAGAAGGACTATACTTCTCTCTGGTGTCTCGCATAGGACTCATTTGAAAACCTTTTTTTCTAATTTGTTCTTGTCTATTAATCAAAGTGACACCTCTTTCTTTCTTTTATTTTAATAGCCCGCCGCCTTCATAATATAATCATAATTTACACGACCTTCATCCCAATAGGGAATAGCAATAAGAGTAATTCCATGCTTTGCACAGAACTCTCTTTTTTTCATATCATTATATTGCTGTTTCCTTAAACCGCTCAAACCACCAAATTTACTTTTTGGTTCATAATGTTGAACGCCTTGGTATTCTATTAAAAAATCTAAATCATTATTATCATCAAAGACAGCAAAATCAAATCTTAGAGGTCTACCATTTGTACTAACTAATTCTGGAAAAATATATTCTTCTTTAAAATTTAAACCAGCTTCTTTTAAAATTTCTTCTATTTTTATCTCTCCTCGACTTGCTCGCATATTTTGCCTCCTTTTTTACACAATATATTTCAAAAAAACTTTTATTCTAATAATTAAAAATACCCAATCTTTTAATTCATAAACATAAAATCACTAATATGTCTTTTTCTTCTTTTTCTTTTGTTATCTTCTTCTTGCTTTATATAATATAAACCATAAATAAAAGCAGAAAACTTATCTTTCTTAATACTCTTAGAAGACTGTTCTAATATAATATTGACACCTGAATTTTTTTCAACCAAATTTAACATTTGTTCTCTCAATATAGAAGTTAAAGTAAAAGGTTTTAAAAATTCATTTCTCTTATCACTATCCATATTTTGTCCAACTTTTGTAGACATTAATTTAGTTTTAGCCATTGATTCATCTATTAAGAATTTAATTTTTCCACTAGATAATTGAGTTTGAGCATAAGAATATGCTTCTGTGTTAATTGGTGCATTAGCTTTAATTAAATAAAGTGCATTTTCTTCTACATCCGCACCTTTTATTTTTTTATAAGGCTCAACAGCATCTTCTGAGGTTCCACCTTCAACACCAAAAGGAGGTAAAGAATCTCCACTTTCTGGGTCTACTTGAGATTTTACCATAAAATCAACTAAACCAATACCTAAACCATTAGCATCAATAGAAATAACTCTTGCTTTATATTTATAATACAATTTTTTAATATGAATAGCTTGATCTTCAAAATGTTCTGCTTCATATGTATAAATATGAACTAAACTCTTCAATGATGTTCCTTGCGGTTGCGGCGTCACCTTAAATACACAAACTTCAGTTGTACATCCGATACGACCGACGTCCACGCCAAGAACATAATAAGCATTTTTAGAACTTCTGCCGCTATATTCATATTCTGGTTGTAATAAAACTCTGTGTTTATCAAATTTTTCTGAAGAATAAAATGCATTTTCTGCATCTCCGCTCCATAGACTTCTATATTCTCTATCAAAAGACTCTTCTTTAAATGTACCTTGAAGTTTCAACTGGTCTACAAAGTCTTCATCTAAAAGTCCTTCTGTAACAGGTGTTTCATAAGTTCCACCCATAATCATAACTCTGTCAGGTTCAATTACTGATTGTATTAAAAGTTCTATCAACTTATCATACGCAAAAGAATTTTTCCATCCAGCAGTTGTAATATATATTTGACTTTTATTAATTACTTCTTCTTTATGTCTTGTTCCATCTGGTAATAATCTATCTACGTTTGTTGTAGGAATAATAACTTCATTAAGAATATCTCCATCAATTAATACACATTCTTCCATCAAACCTCCAGTTCTACGCTGTCCTCTTGATGACTGCTTTGCCGCTAAAATATCAATAGAAGAGCCATTCTTAAAAATATATTTTACATCATCTTTAGATTTTTTTGATGCTCCTCTTGTCCAATCAATCTCATTATTTAATGAAGGAATTAATTTACAAATTTCTTCTATTTTCGCAATTGTAATACTTGCCGCCTGCTCTTTACCACCAGTAGTAACAAATAAATGTGAATTAGGATAAAGAATGCATCTTAACATTAATACCATCATAGATAAGAATGATTTAGAATAAGCACGCGGGAATGTAGCATATACATATCTGTGTCGCATAACTATTCTTAAAAATACTCTTTGATAAAAATAGAAATTAAAGGTACTATCTGGACCTTTCATAAAATCTATCAAATAGTCAGGATATTCTCTATAAAAAGAAACTAATTTTCTTAAATGAGGCAATTGAGCTTTTAATCTTTCTTCTGATAACCCCTGCTTTTTTAAGCCTCTTGAATCGGATAAATCTAATAAACTTTGTAAACTCATATTAGTTATCCTCCTCTGTATAGACCTTCGCATCAGCCTCTTTTTGTTCTGCTATATCATCATAATATTCTTTATAGTGTTCATCTTGTAATTCTACTTCTGATAATCCTTGTTTCTTTGCTTCTTCTCTATCTTTCTTCATGCTTTCCGCATTTTCTCTATTCTTAATATAGTTTTCTATCTGTTGAGCTAACGCTTTATCTTCATAGATTAAAGACCTATTATACTCCTTTAAGTCAGCAATAACTTTATCAACTATATCATTTGGAACTTTAATTTCGTATCTAGGAATTTCTCCGCCATTTTTTTCACAATAGGCAACCATCTCGCCAATACAATCAACAAAGTCATTCTTTTGTTCTTTATTTTGAGCAGCTGTAAATTTTGCGGATTTTCTTAAAGTATCATAAACCCTAGATAATTTCTGGAAACCATCAACATCTCCGCAATCAAGAGCCTGATTCATTTTTAAATACGTTTTACAAGTTAAAATTAAAGTACCAATAGTATCAGAATCTTGAATATCAAATGAGTTCATCATCTCATTGTATTTTGTTTCTAATTCTACCCATTCACCCGGTTGATAAGTTCTGCCCCATTTCATTGCTAAATAAATTTTATCTTCTTTTGTTAATTCTGAAGCGGGGTCATTTAATTCTTCTTCTGGAATAAAATTATTTTCCATAAAAGGATTAGAACCTGGTGCATAATTATTAGCACCATCTGTCCCACTAACATAGGCGGGTGGCAGCTGATTATTCAATTCAGCTGTACTCATAAAAGTATTATATTGAGCTTCAGAAATATCTCCTCTACGAAATTGCATCTGTAATTGAGCTTCTCTTGCCGCAAGTTTAGGATGGTCTTCTAAATATAATTCTCGTTTCTTGTCATCTTCCGCCTTTAATTTTTCTGTATCTGACCAATGGTAATCTTTCCATTGTCTTAATTTCATTTTAGATAAATATTTACCAAAAACTGACATACCATTCATTTTTCTAGGGTCTTTAGCAAATGCTTTATCTCTTAAGCTATTCCATTCTGAAGGGACGTAAGGTACATCCATTTTTTCCAATAGCCAAACATAAGTGTCTGGATTAAAATTATCTATATGCATAGTTAAGCATTTCTTACATAATTCAACTTTACTTCCATCTCTATATGTGTAAAATTGACTTTCATCCATGCTCTTCCCGCATTTTTCACAATAACAATTCAAACATTTTCACCTTCCTTTTATTCTATTGTAAATATAAAGCAAAAATAAATCATCAAACTTAATTATTTTTGACCAGGTTTCTTTAAAAAATCCGGCGTCATTTTTATATTTGAAGTCCATCCATATTTTTATTTAACCTTTGGTCAGAAATTAAGATTTTTTAGCTGGCTTTTTGTTACGGCATACCTTGCATATACTATAAAAGCCGTCACGACTCGTTTTATTTTTAGAAAAGAATTTATTATGAGCTAATTTAATTTCTCCACATCTTGAACATTTTTTCCATTGACCTTTTTCTTCTTCTGTATAATGCCAGATTAAATAATCTTCTACCGCCTTCTCCGCAATTAATTTTGGAATTTTATTTCTCCATAAAGATGATAAATATTCAACAGTATAAGTCATATTGTATTTTTCTTGTAACAATTGTTGTATTTCTATATTCTGTTTACCATCTATTTTATATATCATTAAATCATAATATAGGGGATAATCAAATTTTAGAGTTCTGTCAACTAAATCTTCTAAGTCTTTCATTAAATAATAAGAATCACTGCTAAATTTATCAAAACAATCTTCTTTTAATTTACCATAATTGCACAATAATGCAGAAATATGTTTTGGATTAAAAAATGAAATTAATCCATCATTATGAGGTATACCATTCTCATCTATTGAAAATTTATCACTAAAATCTATTTTACTAAAACTTTTAATAGCATTAACACTATACATTGGTGGTTTATATGCATTTTTTATTACGTATTGGTCTTTACGCATTTCTATAATTTGCTTTTTTAACAAATATTTTTTCTTACCTCTTGCATTTTTAGCTTTTTCTTCTACTTTTTCTATTGCATCTCTAAGGTCTTTTAAAGCGGGGATTTCCGCTACATCTTTCTCTGTAATTTCAAATTTTGGTTTAAAAATAATATTTTTATCATTTGCAATAATATTATAGATACCATCTTCGCCATTTTCAAATTTACCTACAAGCCCTTCAAAAGACATCTCTCTTTCATTTATTGTTACCATTCTATTGTCAGTTAATATCTTTTTCTTTTTTCTTTCTTCTTTATCCATTGCAAATACTATATAATCTGTTAATATACTTATATATCTTTTTGAAAGTTTTTCAGGAGGCGTTTCAGCTATAATCTTTTTTACTAATTCATTGCG